CAACATGTTCTGAACGACCCGACCATCTCTCTCCAGGACACGAATAGAACGCTCTACCTGGAGCGCTTCTTCATACGTTAAAAATTCCGTCTCTTTGAATTTAGCCTCAATCTCTCTCAAGCCTGCCGTCATAGAAGCACTGCGTTCTAACGCTTCGTTCAGCGTCCGCTGACTAGCCGCGTTAGGCGCGATCTCCGCCGCGCGAGCTCTTACTTCCTGAATTTGCGCGCCAAACAACGCGCCTTGAGTCTCTATCGTGCCCGCCTGGGCACCTTTAACCACCGTATCTTTATTAATGTTGTCAGTCTCGGCCCTAAGTTTCTGCACCTGGGCCGCCAAAAGGCTTTTCTCCAGGGCGGGAGTAACAGTGTCCCGCTGCGTACCAGCAGCCGAGGATCCAGAAGGCGTTGAAGCACCACCTTGAGTGTACGCCAGCATCGGGTTAAGACCCGCCGCTTTAAGATCAGCAACCCTCCGTTGCATTTCTGTATTGGAAAGCCTCTCGGCCCAATCACGCTGTTTTTTTGCTTCTTTAGCATTAGCTGCATTCGCCAGGGAGCCACCAATCAACGAGGACGCCGCTGACGCGGCGCCTCCCCAGAAGCTGCCAGAACCTAACGCAGAACCTACGCCTGTCTTTATTTTATCGAGGATTCCCATAACAGACCTCAGAAGTGGTCGATCAGACCAGGCACCGAGTACATCGGCAACGGTCTTGCCGCCCGAATCTGCGTGAAAGAGTCGAAAATGAACTGTTGCCCGTTCGCTCCCGCTCCCACCGCAACCACCCTCGAGACCGGTGGCGTTTCCTCAATGAACGATTGATTGAGCGTCGGCAGCGACGTGAAGCGTTGAGCCAGGTGCCAACCATCAATCGTCCCCGACGCAGTAGAACGAAACAAAGACGACACTCGGGCCGGATGAAATCTGTATTCCGCCCATCGTTCCTGATATCCGAACACGGCATCGTCCTGGGCCGTGTTACCCGTGACATAAATTTCCTTGTTCAGCACAGCCTGTTCGCCCAGGGCAGCGAAAACAGGCCAATAGAAGTCATATCGAGTAGAACGGGACCACATTTTGTGTAGTCCCTGTTGATAGGTCAGATCCGCTCGAACGGAAACCATACCGATCACAAAACCGTGTTCCGTGAAGGAACTGGTAAAACCCGTAGTACCGTGGGCCGTAGCCGCAGCGCCCAATTGACCTAGCGGAGTAGTAGTACCTGAAGCGTTCGTTCCGCTTGTCTGAGCAATCGGATTAACCGTGATGGCGGTTGTACCACCGCCAAGATATTCCGGACGCTGCATCCTACCGTCCGGAGAAACAACGCCGAAATGCGCCCTCACAATCTCCGTGTATCGAGTACCTGAACGGGCATCGCGTTCCAAGAGCTTCTGAATCTGAAAAGACTGTCGAAGCTGATTAATAGTAGCCGCTGTAGCCGCGGACAGATCAGCGAAAAGGTTAGAAGGATAAACCGTCTGGTTAGGCGTATGCGTCTGACCATCGTGGGACAAATTACCCGACACAATCCCGAGCTTCCCGGTCGTAGGCGTAGCACCAGCCGCTGCAGTAAGAAAACGGAGCTCCGTTTGTGCACCAGTGACAGTGTTAGTAGCTGACGTTTTAACAGGTGCGCTAGTACCGAGAGGCAACGAAACGGCCGTGCCTTTCTGAAGGAAGGGTAACGCCGAAGTAAAGTAATCATGCCGCTTGCCACGCTTACGAATAACATAGTTGGCAGCTGTATCGGGACCGTCTCCAGTGTTAACCGTAGCGCTATTTATCAAGTTCTGGTCACGGAACCACTCGTTATAAATCAGATTGTACGCACGAAGTGGTAAATTATTGTGCGAGACAGTGTTACCCGCTGTGACCTGGCCAACAGTAGGCAAACCGAAATAGTCCTGCAGAGAACCGATAGCGTAACCACCAGCGGGACTGGGGCAGGTAGGAACAACATAGCTAATCGAAGAATCCGGGTTAGGTGAACGCTCACCCATGAAACGGTGCCAATTGTCCCAAACGAGACGATTGGGAACGAAAAAGAAGAACGTATCAAGATAGAGGTTATCCATTACGGGAAATATCGGAGTAGCCATACGGCAAAACTGAGTCATACTCAGATTAAACGTGTCACCGGGAAGAATTTCCTCAAGATAGACAGGCACCAAATCGCCAGCATTAAACGTGGTCTTATGCGTAGTCTCAATCCGAAACTGAGAACGCGGAATATCCGCGCGCGGAACCATAGAAAAATGATCAAGCGAAACGCTTTTGTTCTTGTGCATCAACATTTTTAAATCTCCATAAAACCCGTTCCGGAAGCGAATCAAGCTTCGCTCCCGAAACGGGCTCTTATTAACCTAGGCTTTTTTTTACTTCATTCCCACGAGCCAATAAACGAGGTCTGTCTGGCTGCAACTCTCCAATACTGTCATCATAAGTGCCAAGATGATACAGCTCGAAATCATCAGGATGCCGGTTAAACATATTGTCAGGATCAGGACGATTAACCTCATCGCCAAAACCGCGAATCGCCGAATTAACGGACGCCACGAAACTCGGAACGCCATAAGCCTCCGAAATCTTGTCATAAACACAAACTATATTCAGAATCATTTAAAGCTCCCGCTTTTTAAACCGTAACGCTGCTTCCGTCACTTTCTCCCTAACGGACAGCCGTTCCGGCGAATTATCATCGACAAATTTTTTACTGTTCAAATACCGAGAATACTCTATATGCTCACTATGGTCTGGTTCCTCCTCTTTTAAATACTTGTCATAATACCGAGGTGGGCGCATCTTCCGCCCTTTAATCACAACTGCATCTCCGGACATAACGTCCTTTTTGTACCGTTTAATCCAATCAGCGCCGATACCCGGCTTAAGAGACATACGCGTAAATTCTGGGACGATCTTTACCAGCTCTCCAGTATCCTCGTCGACTACACGATAATGCTGATCCGCAGCCTGACCTGTTACTTTTTTCATAATGTAACGCGCGACGTACGCCGCTGACTGTTCTGTCACATTACCAACCGTACTGATACCTTGCGGCCACAAATTTTCGAGAGTCTTACTGCGATATAAAACATCGCCATTGTTGTTTTTACCCCATGGTTTTCGATCACCGAAACCAACACCGAACAAACACGCGTGGTAATGGGGGCGTTTATCACGCTCCCCATACTCTCCACACATATAAAACCTAACCGGTCCGAATTGTTTCCTAAGACGCTTCATGAATAATTGATAGTCCCTGTACTGCAAGCTCGCGTTGTCCGGCAAATATTCCGGCGCATACGTTAATGTGACGTAACTATTCACTTCATGCAGAGAGGCCTCATTCATCACACGAATAGACCACATCCTAGAACGTTCTAAACGACAACCAACACAACCGCCGCAGGGCAACTTTAGTTCTCTACGAATGGCCCCAGCTTGCTTGAACGTCACTTGTCCGTCGTCCAGCTGCCAGGCGACCATCGGATGAAAACACGCCATTCAAAACCTAATCCCGCCACGCATCGGCGGAGGAGAAACATTAGCCACTTTAGTCCTACGATTCTGGGACTTGAATTTTCTAGCCGATCGCATCTTATTAACTGGTTTCCGAGCCAAAGGCTTCATGACATATACCTCACTTTTTTTGTTTGCCAAGGTGGGGGGCTTCCGTCCTCCGGGAGAAAAGCACTTCGGCCCCCCAACCTTAACGATCACACACCATCTAAGAGTTACGGCGCGGAGGCCCGCGCCTTCCGGGCTCCGCCCTCTTTAGGCGACCCCTTACGGTGTCACCTAGCACAATTGATATCAAGTAGACCAATTGTGCTAAACGCCGTCAACAGGTGACGGCTCCGTTGCTACCGCGGGGTTGATCGCCAACCCCAGCTCGCGCATTTCGTCAAGATTGTCCGGATCGGACGCGAAATCGACGAACGACCCGGCGTCGTTATTAAACCGCAGACGGACGTCTGCAGGTAGCTCCATGAACGCCTGGTCGGCTTGTACGATGAGATTCATCGCTGAGTGATAGTCCCCTACCGCCTCTATGAAATCGCTGTATACAGGCGTCACAGTGACTTGTGGGAGCTCCCCTGTAATGCCAAAACGCCGCACCAGGACATTGATGTCGGCTTCATCTTTATCATGCTGTTGCGTCAACGTGTCCTCCGGACACGACAACCCTGTTTCCAAACTTACCGCATCCGCGTCATACCCAAAACCTGCACGTAACTTCATCGTCTGCGACCTCTTCTACCTTCTTTTGTTTGAATCACTG